CCGTCTTTTTTTTTCTGGAGTTGGCGCAGGAGGGGAGCCAATGAGCAAGCCGCCGAGCAGGGCAAAGACGATCGAGCAGCATCAGCGTGACGGCACGTTCCGTTGGGACCGCCACGAGCATCTGCTCGAGGAGCGCGACGCAACGCCGAAGCTGTGGCAGGCAAAGAGCATCAGGCAGGGAGGGCCGCTCGAGCCGGCCGAGCACTTCTCGCTGTTCACCGAGCAGCTGATCCGCCACACGATCGGCCGCTGGTACGGGCAGCCCTTCAAGCTCGAGCCCTGGCAGCGCGAGATGGTCGACGAGCTGCTCGCCGTCGACAAGCACGGCAACCGTGTCATCCGCCAGGCGCTCATCGGGCTGCCTCGTAAGAACGGCAAGAGCTCGCTGCTCTCGTCGCTGGCTTTGTGGTCAGCTGCGGCCGAAGGCGAGCACGCGCCGGATGTCGTAGTGGCAGCGGGCTCGCGCGAGCAGGCTGCCGTCGTCTTCGACCAGGCCCGCTCGTTTGCCGAGAGCAACCCTGACCTGGCGCTGTGGTTCGACCAGCAGCGCTTCGTCATCAAGTGCCCGCAGACCGATGGCCTCATCCGCCGAGTAGCAAGCGACGGGAAGCTGCAGCACGGCCTCAACCCGTCGACGATCGTCGCCGACGAGCTGCACTCGTGGATGACTCCGAGGCAGGAAGAGCTATGGGCGGCGATGCAGACCTCGACAGGGGCCCGCGAGCAGCCGCTCACCTGCTCGATCACGACCGCCGGCTATGACCGCGACACCGTTTTGGGCCGCCTCTACAAGCAGGCGATGGAGCTGCCGAGCCTCGAGGAGAGAAACGACGGCTCGCTCCTCGTTGCCAAGGACACCGACAGCGGCTTCCTGTTCTGGTGGTACACCGCGCCCGAGGACGTCGACATCGAGGACGAGGACGCCTGGATGCGCGCGAACCCGGCCAGCTGGGTGACGCCCGAGACCCTGCGCCAGCAGCTCGACTCGCCAACGGTCGACGAGCAGGCCTTCCGGCGCCTTCACCTCAACCAGTGGACCGCCACGCGCACCTCATGGCTCAAGCCCGGGCTGTGGGATGAGATGCAGGACGGCGAGCTGCGCCCGGTGCCCGGCACGCCGGTCTACCTGGGCATCGACGTCGGCCTGGTGCACGACACCACCGCCGTCTCGATGGCATGGCTTGTCGAGGACAAGGTCGCCATCAACACGCACGTCTGGAGCGCCGTTCACGACGTACCGGCGCACGAGTACGCCGAAGGTGGCCGTGTGGACCTCGAGCAGGTCGAGGAGTACGTCCGCCGGCTCGCCAAGACCTACGACGTGCGCGAGCTCGTCTTCGACCCGCGCTTCTTCGAGCGCTCGGCACAGACACTCTCAGGGGAAGGGCTCACCGTGGCACCACTGCATCAGTCCTCGGCCGCGATGGCCGATGCCTACCAGCAGTTCTACGCATCAGCTCAGGAGCGCCGCCTGCTGCACGACGGCGACCCGGTCCTCGCCGCTCATGTCGAAGCGACAGCGGCCAAGATGACCGACAGGGGCTGGCGAGTGCAGAAGAAGGACCAGAGCAAGCGCATCGACGCCTGCGTGGCCTCTGTCATGGCTACCTGGAGGGCATGGCGCTCGCTCTCTGAGCACCAAGAGCAGGGATTCGTGCTGATCGGATGATGATTCTCGTCCTCGGCGCAGGTGGGCCCGCCGGTATCAACTTCACCAAGGCCGCCTACGAGTGCGGCCACGAGGCCGTCGCCTGCGACGTCGACCCGGTCATGCTGCAGCTCGCGCGTGGAAGGCACCGCGAGCTCGTGCGCCGGGACCGCACGGCCACGGAGATCAACCAGCTGATCCACAGGTACGACGTCGCCTTTGTTCACGCTCAGCCCGACGCCGAGGTCACCTGGCTTTCCGCCAACGCTCACCTCTTGAACGCGCCGACGCTCCTGCCTGGACGCGCGGCCCTCTTCGTTTGCGGCGACAAGTACCGCACCGCCAACGCTGCCGGACCCGATGCGCCGGCCACGCTTTCAATCTCAGACGAATCTGAGCTCGAGCGGGCCATCGAGGACCTCGGCGGCGACTGCTGGATGCGTCTTCGCCAAGGCGCCGGCTCTTCCGGTGCCCTTCCCGTCGCCGATGCTGAGATTGCGCGCGCCTGGATGCGCCACTGGCGTCAGTTTGACTTTGCCGATGACGACTGGATGTTGCAGGAGCGGCTGCCGGGCAAGGACCTCAGCTGGACCGGCGTCTTCAAGGACGGCCAGCTCGTCGCCTACGGCATGAAGGAGCGTCTGCGACTGCTCGGTGCCGATCGCTCGCCGGCCAAGATCGCCTCAACCGCCACGCTGCAGGTCACCGTCGACCGCAAGGACCTCCACGACACCGCGCAGAGGGTCATAGGAAGCCTGCAGGGCGTCTCTAACGGCATCTACATGGTCGATGCAAGGGAAGACTCCACCGGCCAGCCCAAGCTGACAGAAGTCAACTGTGGCCGCTTCGGTACGACTTCGATGCACTGGCATCACGCCCGCTGCAACCTCGTCGGCGCCTACATTCACGCCGGACTAGGCCGCGAAGAGCTGCCGCTCGGCAAATGCGAGCCCGGAGTTGCCTGGGCGCGCGAGATGGACGCCGGCGCGACGAGGGTCGAGCTGTGAGGGTCATCGGGCTGTGCGCTTTTTGGGATGAGAGCCCGACGTGGCTTGCCTCGCACCCGGCTGCCTGCGCTCACCTTGTAGATCACATGGTTTATGTCGATGGCGCTTACTTCCTCTTCGACAAGGACGGCTCCTCGAGCGGCGTAGAAGCTCACGAGGCGATCGCTATGGGATGCCAGGCCGCCGGTATCGGCTACACGCTGCACGTCCCGCAGACGCCGTGGATAGGCAACGAGGTCGAGAAGCGCTCTTTCATGTTCCAGCTCGCCGAGCAGCTGACCACCGAGGAGGACTGGTACGTCGTCATCGACGCCGACACCTTCCTGATTGACGGCGACTGTGCCCGGGCTCGCGCTCAGATGGAGAGCGGCGAGTACGAGGCCTACGACGTTCACCTGGTCGAGCGCTGGGACTGGAACAAAGGCCCGGACGGCGAGCCGATCGTCCCGACAGCTAACGCCGGTGCGCCGACCAAGTCCAGCAGCCCGCTGACCTGCGTCTTCAAGGCCCTGCGCGGCCTGCGCGTCTACGGAGCGCACTACCTCTTCGCCGTTCAGGACCCGGACTGGAAATGGGGCCTGAAAGCGCTGTGGGGCCCGTCGACCGAGTACGACATCGTGCCGCACGGCCAGCTTCACCTCGACTTCGAGCACCGCAACAAGCTGCGCACCTACGAGAGAGCGCAGGCAGCGCGCGATTACTACCGCGTCAGAGACGACGCCAAGGTCGAACGCACGACCCGCAACTTCATCGAAACCGTCGACGGCGAGATCGCCGAGCTCTAGGAGACAACCCTTGCCCGTATGGCTCATGCGCCTGGCGTGGAGAGTGCGCGGAAAACGCGCCGCCCGCCTGCACCTAACTGACGGCCCCAGCGTCGAAGGCATCCTCGCCGGCCGCTGGGCAGGTCACTACATCATGCTCACGCCCTCGATCGTCGAGGAGGACAGCGTCGAGGCCACCGGACACTTCGAGGTCCCGGCCGAGCGCGTCATCTTCGTGCAGGTGCTCTCGTGAGGGTCGCCACCGTTCGCGGCGACGTGAGCCTGCGTGCCCGCAGCTTCGGCACCGCCGGAGCGAGCTTCCCGCTGCCGACCGACAACGCCCTGACCACCAACACGCCGAGCAGCTCGGTGTCGGTGCCCGCCGTCATGGCATCGATTCGCCTCATCAGCGACTCGATCAGCGCGATGCCGTGCAAGGTCTACCGCAAGAACGCAGACGGCACGCCCGAGCCTGACTACGCCGCCACGCAGTACGACCTGCTGCACCGCGCGCCTAACGCCTCACAGAGCCCGTTTGAGTTCTGGCAGGACGTCACCTGCTCGATCGAGACCTTCGGCAACGCCTACATCCTCAAGACGCAGAGCAGGGGAGAGGTCCGCGAGCTGCGCGTCATCCGCGGCGACCGCGTCCGCGTGCTCAACGAGGACAGCTACGAGCCGACCTACGAGATCAGGGACGGCGACGACGTTGCCGAGCTGACCAGCAAGGAGCTGCTGCACATTCGCGGCATCGCGCCTTTCGGTGGCGCTCTTGGCCTCTCGCCGCTCGAGGCTCACCGCCAGGTGCTCGCCAACGCCCAGCAGGTGAACCGCTTCCAGGGCGCCTTCTTCCAGAACGACGCCGCGCCCGGCGCTGTCATCCGCCTGCCGCAGCAGGTCAACGCCGAGCAGGCCAAGGAGATCGCCGACCTGTGGAACAGCGCGCACGCAGGAGCCGGCCGCGCGCGCCGCACCGCTGTGCTCGGTGGCGGCGCTGAGCTCACCGTGATGCCGGTCAACATGCAGGACCTGGCGATGGTCGACCAGATGAAGCTCTCGGTCGAGGACATCGCGCGCATCTTCGGCCTGCCGGCGCAGCTCATCACCGGCGACCCGATCGGCGACACGCAGCAGGTCACCGAGCAGTTCCTCAAGTTCTGCCTGGCTCCTCGCATGAGGCGCATCGAGAGCGCCCTACGCGCCGACCAGCAACTCTTCCCGCCGCAGGACGAGCTCTACCCGGAGTTCAAGGCCGACTCGCTCCTGCGCCCGTCAACCCGCGAGCGCTACGAGGCCATGCTCAAGGCCCGGCAGGCCGGATGGCTTACCGCCAACGAGATTCGCGCTCTGGAGAACTATCCGGCCGTCGAAGGCGGCGATGACCTCCAGATGACGCCTGTCGGCGGCGCTCCGAACCTCACGCAAGGACAGTAATGGCTGTCGACCTGACACCGAACGCCGGAATGGCCGAGGAGGCCGCCAAGGGCCTGCGCTGGGTCGATGAGGGACTCGGTGGCGACGGTCTTGTAGCAGCCACGCTCACCGACGCCCGCCGCATGGTCGATGGCACCGAGCTCTCCGAAGCCAAGGTGCGCCGGATGCCCGCCTGGTTTGCCCGTCACGAGGTAGACATGAGCGCGCCGGCCAACGCAGACTCCGGCAACGAGGACTATCCCGGGCCCGGCCGCGTGGCCTGGGCGCTGTGGGGCGGCGACGCCGGTCGCTCATGGGCAGAGGACAAGGTCCGTCAGCTCGAGGAGCGCTCCCGCCGCGAGCTGCCTGGCGAGATGCCCGACGACATGCTTGAGGACCCGGACCTGCCCGCCGATGACCTTGAAGACGACCTCGAGCAAGACATCGCTGGCCTCTCAGACCGCCAGCAGGCGCTCTACAACGCAACCGAGGCCATCTCCGAGGCCTACGGCGTGTTCAACGCCGGAATCGGCCCGGACGGCGCGCATTACATGGGCGCGCAGGACAACCCTTTCGCAGAGCAGGGAATGGCGTGCCAGGCGTGCGCCTTCTACTACCCGAACGCCGAAGACCCGCAGGCCAACGGCCAATGCGAGGTAGTGCAGGGCCCGCAGGAGCTTGACGGACTCGTCGAGCCGGGCGGCCTTTGCAAGCTCTGGATCATCCCGAACCTACAAGAGGAACAAGTGACTGACGAAGCCCGCTGGATCAGCAACGCACCCGTCAAGCTCGAGGTGCGCGAGAGCGGCGCCAGCCCGGACGAGATCGTCGTCAGGGGCCACGCCGCCGTCTTCAACGAGATGTCGCACGACCTCGGCGGCTTCCGCGAGCGCATCGCTCCTGGCGCCTTCGAGGAGGTCCTGCGCACGCAGCCCGACGTACACCTGGTTGTCGGCCACGACATGACGATGCCGCTGGCCCGCACCGCCAACGGGACGCTCGAGATGCGCGAGGACGAGCAGGGCCTCTACATCTGGGCGCGCATCAACGGCGCGCTGTCCTACGGCAAGGACGTAGCCGAGCAGCTGCGCACCGGCCTGGTCGACCAGATGAGCTTCGCCTTCACCGTTGCCGAGAACGGCGACCAGTGGATGAAGGACGAGGAGACCGGCGCGATCACTCGCACCGTGCGCAAGGTCAGCGGCCTGTACGACGTGAGCATCGTCGCGCAGGGCGCCTACCCGCAAACCGACGTCGCCGTCATCCGCTCGGCGATGGCAGCACACAATCTTCTGGACAGCTCGCAGGCCGATGACTCGGCTGGGGCTCTAACCGTCGCGCCTGTAGCCAACCAGGCGGGCGGCGCTGTCGCTTCCGATGAGGGCAGCGAGCAGACGATGTCCAAGCGTCTGCAGGTCATGCGCAACAGCACGCGCATGGCTCTTCACACATTCCACAGCAAGGAGAAGTGATGTCACGCATCACCGAGCTGCGCGAGGCCTACAACGCCGCTGCGCAGACCCTTCACTCCGCTGCCGATGCGATCGAGAACGCCGACGAGTCGGCCGACCTCGACGCCCTGCAGTCGGAGTTCGACTCCGCCCACGAGGCGGCCGAGCGTTCCCGCAAGGAGCTGGAGCGCATGGAGGCCGTCGTCGAGGCCCGCGAGTCGATGCCGGTGCGCCCGGTCGAGGAGACCGAGTCACCGCGCGTGGAGGTTGTGAGCAACGAGGCCGTATACCGCAAGGACCGGCCCGAGCGCTCCTACTTCCGCGACCTGTACCTGTCCAAGGTCTCCGGTGACAGCGCCGCTTCCGAGCGGCTCGCGCAGCACTCGCTGCACGTCGCCACCAGCGAGGCCCGCGACAACAACACGACCGACGGCACCGGCGGCGAGTTTGTTCCGCCGCTCTGGCTCGTCCAGGACTACGTCGCCAAGGCGCGTGCCAGTCGTGTCACTGCCGACCTGTGCAGCAAGTTCCCGCTCCCGGCGGGCACCGACTCGATCAGCGTTCCCGCGATCACCACGGGCACGTCGGTCGCCGCTCAGGCCACGCAGAACACCGCCGTGTCGGAGACCGACCTGGTCACCGCTACGGTCACCGCTCCCGTCCGTACCTACGGCGGGATCAGCGACTGCTCCGTGCAGCTCGTTGAGCAGAGCCCGATCGCCTTTGACCAGGTGATCTTCTCCGACCTCGCCGCCGCGCACGCGCAGGCGATCGACTCGGCGATCATCAACAGCACCGGCGCGTCCGGTACTCACGAGGGCATCCTGCATGCCGACACGGTCAACACCGTGACGTACACGGCCTCGACCCCCACGGTCGCCGGCCTGTTCCCCAAGCTGGCCGACGCCGTCCAGCAGATCGCTTCCGAGCGGTTCGCTCCGGCCAACGCCATCGTGATGCATCCGCGTCGCTGGGGCTTCCTGGTTGCCGGGCTTGACTCGAGCAACCGTCCGCTGGTTGTCCCGAACAGCTCGGGCCCGACCAACGCCGTCGCCACCTTCGGCGACGTGGCCGCCGAGGCCTTCGCTGGCACCCTCCTGGGGCTGCCGGTGTTCCTCGACGCCAACATCCCGACCAACCTGGGCTCGGGCACCAACGAGGACCGCATCATCGTCGGCAAGTTCGACGACGCCTTCCTCTACGAGGGTGCTCCCAAGGCCGAGGTCTTCCGCGAGACTCTCTCCGCAGAGCTCACGGTCCGTTTCCGGCTCTACAACTTCTCGGCTTTCACCGCCGAGCGGTACGCCGGCGACAACTTCGCCGTCATCGGCGGAACCGGTCTCGTCGCTCCGACCTTCTAGGTCAAGCGATAACAGCAGCGCCCTGGCGTCCGGTCACCGGACTGGGCTCGGGCAGGTTCGATTCCTGCCCGCTGCTATCCGCAGTTCAAGTGAGGGAGAAGCTCATGCTGAGCAAGATTGCCGCGCTGGTCTCACAGCGCGACCGTGCCGCCAAGGCCAAGGACCACGAGCTCGTCGCACAGCTCAACGCGCAGCTGGCAAAGATCGGCCAGGAAGGCCGCACGCAGGCCGACCGTGCCGCCAAGCGCATCCCGACGCTGGGCGCCCGCAGGTAGATGGCCGCTCAGGACCTGTGCTCGCTCTCCGACGTGAGGGCGTTCCTCGAGCTGCCACAGGCCGACACCGGCCGCGACACGCTCATCACCAACACCATCACGCCTATCAGCGACGCCATCGCCC